CCCAGCGGCAGGAAGTGGATCGCGGCCAAGACGATGGTTGAGCCGACGCCCATTGCGAGATGTTGTAGCTTGTCTTTTGCAATCATTTGTCTACCTTGTTGTCGAGCTTGTCGAAAATCTTACCCAACATTCCTTTGATGTCTACCATGTCGGCGCGGTAGTCGTCGCGAGCGACGTAGTGCGTCGGCATCTGCCGCACGTCAGCGTCAAGCCGGTCGATGGCTTGGTAGATGCGGTTGAGTGTCCAGCCCCCGAAGAATCCTGCGACGGCCACGGCGATGTTGAAGAGAATTTGGTAGTCCATGACCGTTAATTTGACCAAACGTTTGCGCGAAGTTCAAGACGAGTGACAAGATTTTGCAGTTAGGGCGCGAGCGCGTTTTCCTTGCGCGATTGCGGGGCAAGGCGGTTGTTCTGGGGCTCTGGCTGCGCGTTCTGCACTTGGGCAAGTATGTTCACCTTAGCTGGGCTTAGCTGGCCCTGCGCCTGCCCCAGCGCCCTGAGCACGTCGATTCGTTGCGATGCCGGAACTTTACGCATCAAGTCTACAAAACTTGTGCCGGACTCAAACCCTTTTTCAAGCGCCGCAGCTACATCTTTGTTAAGTTTTCCTTCCAACAAACGCAACATCTGGTTTGCAAGCGTGACCTTTGCGTCAAGAAAATCGGGTAAGCGAACTTTAGACTTGTTGGCGTCCATGATCTTGGTCATGGCCTCGGCGCCAGCGCGTGTTTGTGCGGCAACAGCCGCATCGCGCATCAGCTCAGACTGAACTTCACCAACAACTTTCATTTGGCCGGGCGTCAGTACTTGGCCCAGCTCAGCGTAGCGCGGTTCGCCAGTAGCCTTTTTAAGCAGCGCCTGCTCGCCTCTGCCCATCGCGGTCATGAATGGCCCGGCCCGCTCACCAACGCCCAACGGCTGCGCCAACACGTCTTGCATGGCGCCTAGCACTCTGGCTTGGTTAACAGGCGGCGACGCAGCGGCAAACACTTGTTGGGCTTGTTGATACCCTGGTAGTGCTTTTTCAATGTCTTTCTTTACTGTGACAAGATTTTTAACTATAAATTTATTGTCTTTGGCCGCGATGGCAGTCTTTAGCCCATCAAGTACAGACGACACTTGCTCGGCGTTTTGACTTACCTCCAGACCGGACTTTATTTTGTTTAACGCAGTAACCAACTCAGGATTGCCAGGATTGCGCGCCAATAAGTCGTCCACGCGCTGTACAAGCGGCGCAGTGTTGATTGCCGTGCTTGGCTGCGTCGCTGCTGTGTAAAGTGGGCCGGAAACATTGCCTCTCATAGCCTCAACGGTTTGCAAATCCGGCGTCACGGCCTGCATACGCGCCATGCGCGAAGCCTCTTGGGCTTGTTGTATAGTCATCGCTCGGCCAGGCGCTGCTTGGGCTTGAACGATGTCGCCGAGGTATTGAATTTGCGGGGAGACAACATCGGCCAACGCTTGCCGCACAGTCGCGCCGGGTGGGGCGTTTTGTAGGGCTATTTGCGCGGCCAGCATGTTTTGCGGCGTGCGCCCTTCTTCGGTCAAAGCGTTGCGGATTATGCTGCCCGCTCGCGTTGCTGCGCGCTGCCCTTGCACCAAATCAATAGCGTTTCCAATACCTTTGGCGCCCAGCGCCAATCCGTACTCAGCACCTTTGACTATCGGCGCGGCAGGGTTTGTGTATGCTGCCGCAGTAGACAACCCCCTAGAGACCGCCGGCGCAACCCTACTTGTCGCCGCCGCGCCGCCAGTTAGCAGCGTAGAAAAATCAGACGCAACGCCCACGGGGTCAGTGGCAAGCGCCTCTTTGAAGCCTTCCACAGACCCGTATCGTTTAGCATATTCACCACCAACTGCGTTTGCAGTAGCCACCGCGCGCTGCGCTGCTTCTGGGTTGGTCTCAAACTGATTGACAAAATCTCTGACAACTTTAGGCGTGACGTTTTGCAGCGCGCCGGCGCCGATGTCAAGCAACCCTTTGACGGTTTGGACGGGGCTTGTAACCGCCTCGTAGATGCCGCCTAAAAATTTAGCGCCGCTGGCGGGCAAGTTGGCAAGCGCTTCGCCAGGCACATCCGACCACGACCGGCGCGGGCCGGGAACTTCGGTGGGCTGTTGCTGTAAACGTAAGCGAGCGGAGGCCATAGCCATCGCTCGCTGTTGCTCTAGCGTCATTTCTGCCATAGTGAACGCTCCTGCGGAGTCATCGCGCCCCAAACGGCGGGGTCAACGCCGGCCGGCGCGGGGGTTGTTGGTGCGGCGGCGCCGCCTTTTTTTATTTCGGTGAGCGGAGGCACCGTAATTGGCGTTGTGGACAGCCCAGTTCCTTGTATTACGTCTCTGGGTATTTCACGAACGCGCTTGTTCCACGATTCGGCAGACCGCGTAGCGGTCAAATGTTGCAGCCGCGCCAACTCCGTAAGCGTTTGCGGCGTAAGATTAATCGTGCCGCCAGCAATCCCTCGCAGAAACTCAAGGTCTTTGTTGGTAAAGCCTTGGCCCGTACCAAGCCCCGCATTTTTAATGGCGTCCAACGTGCTTTGGCCCGTAGCAGCAATAAGATTTTCAGTGTTGGCAATTTTCTCTTGGTTGCTGGCGCCGGCTACATTTAGAGCGCGCGCGATGTTCAACTTTACGTCGGCAATTGGTCCTGTAAACACGTTGCCTTGTTGCACCAAGCCGATAATTCTGTTGGCGCTCGCTGCTAGTTGCGGAGCTTTTTCAGCAGCAGATAGTTTGCCCGCGTCTTGTTCAGCAATCAAACCGCCAAAACGCTCGCCGTACTTCTTCTCTGTGCTGACGTTGACCGTGGTGGCTGGGGCGTGCGTAGCTTCTTTTTGCAGACGTTTTCGAATCAACGCCGTTCTATCTGCTTCTGGAAGCCCTGATGCCTCCAACAACCGCGTAAATTCGCCCGGATTTTGTTTAAGCCGCTCTAACTTAGCAAAACCAGCTTCCGTGAACGGAATGTTTAGCCTACGCATCAATTTTTCTTCTGCGCCCGGCTCGTTGGTCTTGTAAATAAAGTCTATCTCGCGCTTGATTTCTTCTAGACGACCTTTAGCCCCTGGGGCACCCTGCTGGTCCAAGAAGCTATAGGTGCGAAATTCATTTTGCAATTGAGCAAGTGTTTTACCGCCCAAACCAGTCAATCCGCCGATTGCCGCAGGCTGCCCAGCGGCTGCCAACTGATTGAGGTTTGCAGGAGACGCGGCAGGCGCCAGAGCATTAGCCTGAGCAGCGGGGGCCGCAGCCAACTGATCGACTTGGGCAGCAGGCCCATAACCCAAATCCTGAGCAGCACGGGTCTCAGGCGACAAAAGATCGCGGCTGAGTTGCGAGAACGGAGGCACTTGCCCAGCAAACACGCCGGGAATTTTCATGCTCGGCAAAGCCCGCTCCAAAGCGGCGCGTTCTTCGGGAGGCGCTTGAAAATACGCCCTGTTCTGCTCTAACGTCAATCCAGTGTACGGGCCTTGACTTGGCTGCCGGAATGCGTTAGCCAAACCACTTGGGCCGGCGGCCGCCACCAACGCCGCTCTGTCTTCTGCCGATACTGGCGGCTGTTGCGGGGCCACCAGCCCAATGTTGCCGATTTGGGCTGTGTCAAAAGTACCTGTGCCCATAGTGCCCATCGGCACATCTTTGCCAGCGATGGGGAAAGTAGGCGTCTTACCAGTAATTGCGCCAGCAGCCGATGTTGGCGCAGTTGCAGCCGCGCCGCCAGTTGCAGCGGTAGCGGGCGCGTAACCGAATCTTTGTTCAGCCCGTGCAAACGCTGCTTTGGCTTCTTCGTGCTGAATGATTTTGTAGCCCAACTCTCGTTGTTGAGGGTTACGCGAGGCAAACAGTTCTTGGCCCATTTTCAGGCGGCTTTCTGGGGCGCCGTACTGTTTAGCAAGTTGATGAATGCGCTCAATCTCAGCATCTTCTTGCCGCATTCTTTGAAGTTGCATGTCGGCAATTTCAGTCTGACGCTGACCACCTACAATCTGTTGGACTTGCGCGTACTCGGCCAGCGCATTACGCGGCCTGAACTCGGGCTGGCGAAAGCTCATCGCAATGTTAGGGTTAACGAGTGCCATGATTAGTACCCCACGCCAGCAAAGTTAGACGGGTCGTAACGGCGGCTGTTAAGAGCCTGTTGCAGCAACGAGTTCTGCGCTTGACCCTGCTGATAGTTCATGTATTGGCCCAAGCCGCCAGTAATTGCGTTGGCTGCACCCATGTAGCCAGATGCGCGGGCCTGAGCACCAGCACCAATGGTTTCAGCCAAGTTGGAGCCGAACTGCCCGGCTTGTCCGGCAAGATTCTGCGCTGCGGTCTGACCAACGCCGGCCAGCGATTGCAGCGGGTTAAGTCGCGCTTGGCGCTCGGCTTGATAGCGGTTGAAAGCGTTCTGATACTCTTGCGAGCCCATCTCCTGCCCGAACCGCGCCAGCGCCTTGCCGGTTGCGCCGCCCATCAGCCCGCCCCGCGCCGCAGCCGACCGCTCCAGCGCCTTCTGGCCCTCCGACAGCCTGAATGCGTAGCCAGGATCAGCCTGAAACTGTTGCATTCCGAACGGCGTGTATTCGGTTGCCAGCGGGATCAGCTTGTTAAGCGCCTGCTCACCAGCCTCACGGTAGGGTCTGCCCAGCTCAACCTGCCGCTCAAAAATCTCGCGCTGCACATCGGCAGCGCGGTCAGCAGCGGCGGCTTGTGTGCTGGCGGCGCTGCTCGACGCCCTGCTGCCAAGCAAAGAACTGCCAATAATCGCGGCGGGGATCATCCATGCGGCCATGTCAGGCTCCTTAAGTCACTTCGCGTCCACTGACGCGCATGTTGATGGCGCTGGCAGTTCCAGCAATTGTACTGATGAAGTCGCCGATGCCAAGCACCTGGCCCACCAGTTCTGGGAAGGTGTACACCTCGGACGGCTGAAGCGTCTTGGTCTTGGTGATCAAGTTCTGGTTGCCGGCCGAGCCAGCCGCCGTGACGAGGTTGACGCTGATCGTCGCGGCGGTGGCGCTGTAGTTCGTCGCGGTGAACTTGTCGATGATGGTCGTCACGCCAGTCGCGGTGTACTGGGTGGTTTGAGTGTTCTCGACCGTCTTGGCCGGAACGAGGACTTTGACTGAAACGGTCATGGCTAGACTCCCTGTAGTGTCGGCACAGAGGCTATCGACACAGTTAATATGACTGACGGCGTGGCCGGACGAACTGGCCCGGTTTGTGCAGCAATGTACTGAATTGTAGTGGAGGCGTTAGTAGTTGCCCACATCAACTCAATGTATTCGTCAGCGGCTAAATCGACGAACAGGTTTAGCGCGCCGATTAAGTGCCCGTCTGTGCCGCCGTGCCGATTGGGCACGGAAAACTGGCTGTTAGTGTCAGGCACATCTACGCCGTTTTTACGCATCCAAATATCGGTGTCGTGGATGTTGTTGTCGGTGTTTACAAATTGAACGCTGAACTGAATGTTGTACGTTCCGGCAATTTCGCACCTGACCTTGGACTTGCAGGTGCCGGTGATGGTTGTAGACGCTACGGTCTGCGACACGCTGACCTGATAGGTGCCGGTGCTGCCATCCGTGCCTGTTAGCTGGGACACAATGCGAGTTCCAGCCGTAACGCCAGTGCCCGTGATCACCATGCCAGGGTAGATTGGCCCCGAGGTGATTGCTGTCACCGTCATGGTGGTCGTGGCAATCGACGCAGTGAACACGGCTGTGCGGTCTTCTATCGTGACGTTTTTGCTAAACTGCGTGGTGTCGTACAGCAGCGGGTACGCCGTAGTCGTCGAGCCGTCAGGCTGGTTGGCCGTGCTATAAAAGGAGCCGTATACAAACTGCGGAATCTGCGGCGTGGTAATCGGCGCAGACTGAAGCGCGTCGATCTGCTTTTGCATCTCGGCAATCTGCGACACCAAAGCCGAGCAGCAATCTGCCAACGCTTCTGCTTGGATTTGCTTAGCCAACTCATCGCTCAAGTCAGCCGCAGGCGGCAGCGTCTGCAACTCCTGCCGCACGGCGTCAAGCGCAGCCTCAAGAGACGCAATCGTTGACTCGGCGCTGAACGTAAGCCCTGAGTCATCAACGACTGCCGTGGCCGCATCGTTGAGCGACAAGAAGAACAAGTACCAAGCCCTGTCGATCAACCCGGTGCGCGGGTCGATCAACGGCACCCGTGGCGGGGTGATCGGCGTCGGCGTTGCGTTAGGGCTAGGCATTCGTTGGACTCAGAATCAACTCTGCGCCCATGATGCTGATCTTGACCGGATCGGTGCCCGATAGCTCATAAACGCGGTCGCGCAGCTTCAGGGTCATGCCCATGCGCCGCCAGAACACCCGGCGGTAGTATTCGCCGATCTTGCCAATTTGCGCCCAGTGCTCGTTGCCCCATGTGTGGCCGCCGTCGTCCGACCAGCGCAGCATGACCTCGGGGTTGCTGCCTTGCGTAACAACTGTTTGCTGTTCTGCAATTAGTCGGTCACCCGATTCCGTAACCAAATAATCGCCGTCTTCTGTCTGAAGATAAATTGTTTCGGCGATCATTGAGCCATTCAGACCAGTGCCGGCCTCGATGTCCAGTTGCAGGCTGTGCTGCGCGGTGCGCTTGAGGTTGTTCTGGCCGGTAGGCAGCGCCCGCCACGACCGCAGCCACTTTTGAATCTGGCCGTTGTCCGAGTAGTCGTCTAGATCGAAAGCGTAGATGTTGCCGTTCTCGTAGTCGCCGACGACCACCTTGTTGTTGAACGCCATCTGGCAGTTGCTGCGGTGCCGGGTGAACTCGCCGTTGCTCCAGCCAGCCCGCTCGTGCCAGGCTTGGGTGGCGGCGTCGTAGACCCAAGTCGTGTTGGCGCTCGGGAAGATCAGCACATAAAAGCTGTGGCCGTCTTGCTGGTAGGTGTACGCGATGGCGTCCGACAGGTCGCTGTACTGCTGAATCTGCCACTCGACGGCGTGGGTGCTGATGCGCTGGCCGGCGTAACCGTTGGCTCGGTAGACCATGCCTTGGCCCCGGCGGTCGCGCCCGAGCCAGAACAAGGCGTTGTCCATCTTGGCAACCGAGAACGGGGCCGCGCAGCCCAGCTCGTTAAACGCGCCTTGGATGCGCTGGAGCGGGAAGTCGGTCGCGCCGGAGTCGTACCAAACCTCAATCGAGTTGGTGCCAAAGGCCCAGATTTCGCGGAAGTTAGACGCCACGGCAACCAGCCCGTCAGGCGAGCCCTCGGTGCTGGCAAACTCCAGCGGGTCAATCGACGTGCCGTCCAGCAGCGCCGTGATCCACATCTTTTGGCTGTTGGGCTGGTTGAAGACGAAGTAGCCGTCGAGATACGCCACGGTCACGGCGCCGGGGAAGTCCGGGTCGGTGATCTGCCCAAAGGCGTTGGTCGTGTTGTTGTAGATGTAGCTCGGGCCGTTGGCCGCAATGAACAACTGGGTGCCGTTGTCGGCCAAGCTGACCGGGCCAGTGCCGGCCACGGCGCCGATAAGCGTCGGCGCGTAGCTGTTGTTGATCTTGTAGAGCTGCGTGCCCGACACCACGAAGCCGGTGCCGTCTTGCGGCGAGAAGGCCCACAGGCCCCGGATCGGGCCAGTGCCAATCGAGTTGAGCAGTTTCAGCCCCGGAGCGCGGTTTAGAAACGCCGGCTCCTTGCCCGCCTCGGGCACGATCTCGGGAAACAGGTTGACCATGCGGGCATCCGCAGCGTTGACGCTGCGAGCCACATAGGTCGAACCAAGGATCGGCGTCTTCATCAGTAGTTACCGGCGTAGATGTTATACCGCTGCCGCGTGGCAATCAGCGAGTACGGCATCGACATCACATCGTCCGGATTGTTGATGCGCTTCAAGTTGCGCTTGCTGTACATCGCAATGCGCTGCACCTGGGGGCTTGGTTCGATGCCAAACTCCGGCGCGATCTCGCAGGCCAAGTTGTAGGTAAACGCCCGCAGGTAGCCTGGCGGGAACAAGATGTCGGTAGACAGATTGGCCGGCTGCGTCAGCTCTTGGACGCTGATGAAGTGCCACTCCAGCAGCCGCGTCGGGCGCGGGTAGATGAAGATGTCAAAGTTTGGGTAGGTGTTGTTTACAAACATCACCTGCGGAAAAGTCGAGGTCACAGTCTTGACAGCGATGCCGTCATACTGTTGCTGGTTGATCAGCTTGATGCCGTACGACACGCCAGTGCCGGGGTCTTTGAAGTAGGTGGCGTCGTCCACCAGAACGGGCCGCACGGCGGTGCCGTTCAGGCGTACCAGCGAGCCGCTGGGGCCAAGAGTCTCGTTGATCGAGCCGGTCGGCCAGTTGACGATCTGGTCGATGGTGGCAAAGACAGCCAGTCGCTCGGTGTTCCACGAGTCGATCATCTGATTGAGCGCCATCAGGGAATCCTGAGACACTGAGGCCGACGGCGTTTCACCCTCGGCTAGGACGCCTAGCAGCCGCAACGCCCGGTTAATCTGTTCGCCTGCGGTGTAGGTCGTCA